CCTCTTTTTCACACGAGGCAAAAATTTCATTTTTTTTGAAAAAATAGAAATATATATGGGAAGAAGGGAATTTTTAGTGACTAGAAGAGAAGAATTAGATAATATCTTCAAAGATATTGATGAAAACAAGAAAAAGTTAATAAATCCACTTTTAGACAATATAGCCTTTTTGGAAGAACGAATGGAAGAATTAAAAAAACATCCATTTATTCAAGTTCATCCTAAGGATCCAACAAAACAAAGGACAACAACTGCAGCAAAATTATATAAGGAACATTCGCAAAGCTACATGAATGCAATACGAATGCTATACTCTATGATTAATGGACATGAAGTTGAAGAAGATGCAGTTACAAAATGGTTAGAAGAAAGAAAAAGACAAAATGCGTAATTATTACTTAGAACAATATTATGAGGAAATTAAAAGTGGAAATATAATAGTAGGTTTAGAATTAAAAACAGAATTACAGAAGCTAATTAGAGATCTGAAAGATCCTAAATATAAATATGATACAGAAGAGGCAGATTTACGAATTGATTTTATGGAAAATTTGTGTTTACAAAGTAAAAGACCTTTTTATAATATGCCTATGCAACTGTTATTATGGGAAAAAGCCTTTATTGAAGTTATCTATTCTTTTAAAGTATATGATAATGAATTAAATAGATGGGTGAGGAGATTCCAAAACATACTTTTATTAATTGCAAGAAAAAATGGAAAAACAACATTAATGGCAGCAGATGCTCATGCAGATTTAAGAATTGGCGAAGGTGGAATGGACATAGTTTGTGCTTCAAATGATGACAAACAAGCCAGCTTACTTTGGAATGAAATAGATAACATGAGAAAGAGGATAGATCCTCATTCAAAAGTAACACATAAAAATATGTCAGAAATTTGCAATACACAAAAGAATATTACAATATTCAAAATGTCAGGAAAAACACAAAATAAAGATGGTAGAAATATAGATAAAATGTATATGGATGAAAGTCATGATGCACCAAATGATGAAATTGCAGAAGCAGGACAGAAATCTATGTCAACAAAGGAAGAACCATTATTTATAAATTTAACAACAGAAGGTTTTATCAACGAGGGATACCTAGATAATGAATTAAAATATGCTAGGGAAGTTTTATTCGATGAAAAAGAGGATATTCATTATCTACCTTGGTTATATACACAAGATAGCGAAGAAGAAATATGGCAAGATGAACAAAGTTGGTATAAGTCAAATCCTCGGTTTAGGAGTGGTTAAGAAATGGAAATCACTACGATCAGAAATTGAAAAATCAAAAACTTCTAAATCGAAAAGAATGCATACATTATGTAAAGATTTCAATATTAAACAAAACAATGCTCAAGCATGGTTAATGTATGAAGATTATAGTTATGAAAAAGAACCATTTAGTCTAGAGGACTTTAGAGGTTCTTTTTGTTTAGGTGCAGTTGATTTATCTGCAACTACTGACTTATCAAATGCAAAAATATTGTTAATGAAACCAGAAGATAAAACAAAATATGTATATTCGCATTATTGGATTCCTGAAAGTAAACTGCAAGATAGCAATGATAAAGAAGCTGGAGCAAAATACGAACAATGGGCAAAAGATGGAATACTTACAATTCATGAAGGAAACGAAATTGATATATCTAAAATCGCAGACTGGTTCTATTCATTATATAAAGACTACAACATAAAAACATATATTACAGGATATGATCAAAGGTTTTCAAAGACTTTTACTGATAGGATGAATGAATTTACATTTGAAACAGAAATGATCTTACAAGGAAAAGTTTTATCTAATGCAATGAAGCTAGTAGAAGCAGAATTAAAAGATCAAGCAATTAATTATAATAAAAATTCGATGGATAAATGGTGCTTAGGAAATTCAGCAATAGAGATGGACAATCTAGGTAATATTATGTGCGTAAAAGTAAAAAAACAAGCAAGTAAAAGAATTGATGGTGCAGTAACATTAATCATTTTATATGAGGTATATAGGCGTTACCGTAATGAATTCCATAAACTTATTAAATAGAATGTTTGGAGGTTAATTGATGCAGGAATATAAGATTAAATATCAAAAAGGATTTGATATTTTTGTTGAAAAAATCAAAGCACACAACAAAGAAGAAGCAATATATTTGTTTTATATGAATAATAGAAATACCGATATATTAGAAATCGAGAAGGAAGAGGAGGAAGAAGATGGGATTGATTGATTTTATTAATAAATTCAAAAAGCCAAAAGAAAACACAAAATATGCAGAAATATTAAATGGATATACACCTATATTTTCGCAGTTTGGTCAGGATATATATGCTAGTGATGTTGTTCAACAAGCAATATCGTGTATAGTAACAGAATTAACAAAAGTAAATCCTTTTCATATTAGAAAAAGTGGAAGCGATTTTGTTCCAGTCGAAGAAAGTACAATTCAAACATTATTAGATCAACCAAATGAACGAATGACACAAAGTGATTTTTTTGAAAAGGTTTTTTGGCAATTATTTTTAAATTACAATGCTTTTATTATTCCTACATATATAAGAGATGATAAAGGAAATAAAAAATATACTGGGTTTTATCCAATACAACCAACAACAGTTACTTTATTACAAGATCCAAATAAAAATTTATTTATAAAGTTTAAGTTCATAAATGGATATGAAACCACATTAAGATATTCAGATGTAATACATATACGATATAGATATTCAATAAATGAATTTATGGGTGGAAATGAGATAGGACAACCTGATAATAAAGCACTATTAAAAACATTGGAATTAAACAACACCTTATTACAAGGAGTTGCAAAAGCTCTAAAAAGTTCTTTTGCAATTAATGGTGTTATTAAATATAACACTTTGATGGATGATGGGAAAATGGAAAAGAATATCCAAGACATTCAAGAAAGACTTAAAAATAATGAAAGTGGATTCTTACCTTTAGATATTAAAGGTGAGTATATACCTTTGCAAAATAAAATTCAATTAGTAGATGCTACGACATTGAAATTTATAGATGAAAAAATATTAAGAAACTTTGGAGTAAGTCTACCAATTCTAACAGGAGATTATACAAAATCACAATACGAGGCTTTTTATCAAAAAAGTTTAGAACCAGTAATAAAGAAAACTGGAGAGGCATTTACAATGGCATTATTTACAAGTAGAGAAAAAGGTTTTGGAAACAAAATAGTGCTATATCCACACGAATTGATTTTTATGGATACAGGTCAAAAAATAGATTTATTCAATGTATTAGTTGATAGTGCAAGTTGCTATAAAAATGAACTTAGAACTGCATTTGGAATGAGACCACTTCCTGAATTAGCAGGACAAATTGCAATGTCAAGCAATAAAGCTAATGCAGAAAATAACAAAATAGAACAGGAAGAACAAAATAATGATGGAGGTAAAGGAAATGAAGAAGGAATTAATTAGAAGAAATTATGACTTTGAAATTAGAGCTGAAAAAGATGAAAAAAGAGGAAATATCATAGTAGGCAGACCGATTGTATATGAAAGTAAAACAGATATTGCTGGAATGTTTGCAGAAATAATTGAAAGAGGAGCTTTGAAAAAGACAAATTTAGAAGATGTTAGATTTTTAGTAAATCACGATCAATCAAAAGTACCACTTGCAAGATCAAGAAGAAATTCAAAGAATTCTACGATGCAATTATCAGTTGATGATGAAGGAATGGAAATTCAAGTTGAATTAGATACAGAAAACAATACAGAAGCTAGGAATTTATATAGTGCAATTGAGCGTGGAGACATAACAGGTATGTCATTTATGTTTAAAATAGATGATGAAGAATGGGAAGATTTAGACAGTGATTATCCAACAAGACATATTAAATCGATTTCAACAGTTGTTGAAGTTAGTGCAGTAACATTTCCTGCATATGAAGAAACTTCAATATCTGCTAGAGATAAAAGTGTGGTGGAGACTGCACGCATAGCGGTGGAGACTGCTAGGAGTGGAGAGGTGGACACTTCTTCAAAAGAAAAATTAGAGCTAGAAAAGCTTAAATTAAAATATTTGTTAGGAGGAAATTAAACATGAAAAATTATCTAAAAAAATTAATTGAAAGAAAAAGAAAAGAGAAAGAAAGACTAGAGAAAAGAATGAAGGACTCACAAGATGTTGAAGAAGTAAGAAGCATAGGAGAAACATTAATAGCATTGCGTGATGAAATCACAGAAGCTGAAGAACAACTTAAAGAGTTAGAAAAAAATGATAACAACGATGGTAATGATGATGGAGAAGGCGAAGGAGAAGGAAACAACAGAAGTAACAACAACGGAGCAAGTGAAGGAAGAAGTGCAAATGGATTTGATCCAAATGCAACACTAAATGTAGTTGGACAAGCAAGAATGAATAATAGAGGTCAAGAACCAGAAGATAGCGATGATACAAGAGCAACTATGGAATATAGACAAGCATTCATGAACTACATTCAAAGAGGAGAAATCAATAGAGATGTACTTCAATTTGAAGCAAGAGCAGATGCTACAGGAACTTCTAGTGATTTAGGAGTGTTAATTCCAACCACTATTATTCAAAAAATAATTACAGATGTTGAAAAAGTATATGGACAACTTTATTCAAGAGTATTAAAAACAAATCTTCAAGGTGGTGTTAAATATCCAGTTGGAAGCTTTAGTGCTACATTTAAGCGTATTACTGAAACTACAACAAGTGATAGACAAAAAGCTGGAGAAGTTTCTGGTTATGTTGAATTCTCATATAAAATTGGTGAAATTAGAATGGCTAGAACTTTATTGCAAACAGTATTAAGTGTTGCAGTATTTGAAGAGGAATTTGCAAAAGTAATAGTTAAAGCTTATGTCAAAGCAATGGATAAAGAAATTATGATTGGAGAAGATTCTAATAATGAATGTGTTGGTATTTTAACAGAAGCTAAAAAAACAAGCGGATCAAGAATACCAGCTTCAAATATAATTTCGTTTACTGCTGCTGAAATGGCTAATTGGAAAACATGGCAAGAAAAATTATTTGCTAAAATTCCATTAGCAATGAGAGGTTTAAATCCTGAATTTGCTATGACTTCAAATACTTATGAAGCTAACATCAAGACTTTAGCAGATGACAACAATAGACCAGTTTACAACGAAACATACAACCCAGTTGATGGTTCTGAGATTTCAAAATTCAAAGGAAAAAATGTCGCATTTGTTGAAGAAGATGTTTTGAAAAACTTTAACGATGCTGCAGATGGAGATTTCTTTGGAATGTATTGGGTTCCAGAAGAAGCATACGCAATTAATAGTAATATGGAATTTACAGTTGTTGATTACTTCGATCATGACAAAAATCAATATGTAAAGAAAGCTTTAGTAATAAATGATGGTAAGATTTTAGATCCAAAATACATCTATTTATTAAAGAAATCAACATCAACTACACCACAAGGGTAAAGGGGTGCTAAAGTATGAAATATAAATTAATTATTGATGCTGAAGAAATGCGAGATAAGTATGATAGCACAGTTCTTTATAAAAAAGGTGATGAATTAGTAACAGATGAAAAAGAAAGAGCTGATGATTTAGTGGCAAGAGGTTTAGCTCATATAGTAGACAATAAACAAGAAGAGGAAAAGCCAAAAAGAAAAACAGCCTCTAAAAAATAATGGAGGTGATTGATATGCTAGAGCAAGTAAAGAAACTTTTAGGAGTTACAGGAAAGTTTCAAGATGAAACTATAAGTGGATGGATAGATGAAATAAAACAATTAATGATAGATGGAGGAATTCCTTCATCTATTGTTAATGATGTTAAATCAGCTGGAGTAATTGCAAAAGGGATTGATGATTTATATTTTCAAAAAACTGATTTGTCAAATTACTTCTGGCAAAGAGCTACTCAGTTAGCATATAAAGATGGTGATAAAAAATGAGTAGTTTTACATTAAATATAACAAATCCAATTCCACTTGTTTTATTAGTTCCAACTTATAAAACAATTAGCGGAGTAAATAAACCAATCTATCCAACAGTAGAAGAAGCATCAAAAGATGATAATAATTTATTTTTTGGTAGTTTCAAAACATATGGTGGAACTGAGCGAGATGTAAATGGTGTCTATTCAATTGAAGATACTGCTAATATTGAAACTTGGTATAGACCAGATATAAAAGGAAACTGCAGAGTTGCTAGAGAAGATGGTGCAACCTATGACATTATAGGAGAACCTGAGAATATAAGTATGAGAAATCAATTTCTTAAATTCAAAGTTCGAAGAGTCAAAGGTGGTGCTTAAAATGAGTACAAAATTAAAGTTTGAATTTAATGGATTTGAAGATGTTATAAAACGATTGACAAATTTAGAAGGTGATGTAAAGGCTACGGCTGAAAAAGCATTAAAAGAATGTCATAGACAAGTCACCAATGATGCTTTACAAGCTATTAAACCACATAAAGATACAGGAGTAACTGAAAAATCGCTTTATACAGATGGAGAAGTAAAATGGACTGGAACACAAGCAAGTGTTCCAGTTGGTTTTAGTATTAGAAAAGGTGGTATTGCATCAATTATGTTGATGTATGGAACACCTAAAATTCCAAAAGATCAAAATTTATATAATGCACTTAGTCCTAAAAGTAAAAAACTAGAAAGCAAAGTAAAACAGATACAAGAAGATATATTTTATGAAGAAATAAGGAGGTTAAACGGATAAATATGAAAGATGAACTAATTAAAATATTGGAATCGTTTAATCTTCCAGTAATTCAACAAGGAACACTTAATAAAGAAGATCCATATCCAGAAAGTTTTTTTACATTTTGGAACAATGTTACATTAGATAACGAAATTTATGATAATAATGAAAATTCATATATTTGGGATTTCGATGTGAATTTTTATTCAAGTGATCCAAATCTAGTAAATACAAAATTACTAGAAGCTAAGAAGCTATTAAAACAAAATGGATTTATTGTTCATGGTAAGGGACACGATGTCGCAAGCGATGAACCAACTCATACAGGACGAGGAATAAATGTCTTGAAAATAGAAAAATAAGGAGGAATTTAATATGTCACTAAGTAAAAATTTAGGCGAAGTAGTAGAATACAGAGGAATTGAAGGACTAGTTGCAGCAGAGGTATTAAAAGATAATAATAACTCTGGCGAAGGTGAAGGATATGTGACAGGTGAAGTATTTTCAATAGCAGGTATAGCTGAACTTTCAAAATCAACTGAAAGTTCAAATGAAAGCAAATATTATGATAATATGCCAGCATTAGTAATTTCTTCAACTGGTGCAGATGAGGTAACTTGTACAGTATCTGCAATAGACCAAGAGGTTTTAGCTAAAATCACAGGTCAACAATATGATGCTGCAACAGGTACTTTAATTGAAGGAGAAAGAAAAACTAAATATTTTGCTATTGGTTATAAGACCAAAAAAACTAATGGTGATGAAATTTATGTATGGAGATACAAAGGAACATTTAACATTCCAGAAGCTACTCATGCAACAGAAAATGATGGAACAGATGCAAATGGTCAAGAAATTACATATACAGGAATTAACACAACACACAAATTTACTAAAACAAACAGTGGTGCAAAAGCAATCAATGTTGATTTAGGAAAAGATCTAGCTGATGTAACAGGATTTTTTGATAAAGTTACAACACCAGATGATTTGAAAGCAAAAACAACAACACCTGCAGGATAAAGCAGGTGTTTTATTTCGTGGAGGACAACGGGAATTCACGCTTTTACATATTGTTCCTTTCGTATGTAAATTACTCCACAATTATATTTTAGGGAGGATAAAGAAATGGAATTAAAATTAAATATTTATGAAAAGAAAAAAGTTATAAAAACTTATACTGCTGAAACTTATGATTTGATGTTTGGAACAGTTGAGGATTTAGTTGATCTTATTAATTTAGATAAATTAGAAACAGGAACTGATGCCGAAATAATCAGATTAGTAGGAAATGTAGTAATTAAAGGTATGGATATAATTAAACCACTTTTGAAAGAAATGTTTGAAGGTTTAACTGACGATGAATTAAAGCACACAAAAGTATCCGAGATTGCTACCGCATTAGTTGAAGTTGTTAAGTTTTCAATTTCTCAAATGACTAAAGGTGCAAATGGAAAAAAATAAGTGAGGGTGATAGAGATATCACCCTTTATCAAATATTTTTTGAATTGGAAATGTCAATATGTGATCGTTTTCCAAGTTTATCTCCATTTGATATTAGACAGAAAAAATTTCATGAAGTTTTTCTATTAGTTAGAAGATTAAATAGTTATAACGAAAAAGAAAAGAAACCTAAGAAAATCAGGAGACCAGCTGGTGATACATGGTTTTAATTGAAAAGGAGGTAGACAAATGGCAAAAGGTGAGGATATAACCACCAAATTTAAAGTCGATATATCCGACTTAAAAAAAGGTATAACAGAAGCAAATAAAAATATAAAACTTGCTAATGCAGAATTTAAGGCAGCGAGTGCTGGGATGGACGACTGGACAAAATCAAGCCAAGGTTTGAATGCCAAATTGAAACAATTAGGATCTGTATTAGTAGAAGAAAATAAAAAACTTACTAGTTATAAATCACAATTAAAAGAACTTGAAAAAGCAGAACAAGAAAATGGAAAAAGAGCTGATGAATTAAAATCAAAACTTCAACAATTATCAAGCCAAGGAGTTTCTAAAACCTCCGAACAATATAAAAAATATGAAAAAGCATTAAATGATATTGAAAAAGAGCAAATTGCTAATAAAGATGCTGCAGACAAATTAAAAGTAACAATTCTTAATCAACAAGCAACTGTAAATAAAACTGAAAAAGAAATGAGGCAGTATTCAACCGCGTTAGATGAAGTTGAAAAAAATTCAAAAGAGGTTGGAATTGCTAGTGGAGAAGCTCAAAAAGGTATTAAAGATGTTGGAAGCGAAAGTGAAAAGTCTGAAAGCAAAGTAGGTAATCTTGCGAAAGGTTTAGCAAAAGGACTAGCTACTGCAGCAGTTGCTGGTGCTACTATGGCAGCAGCAGGACTAGTAGCAATTACAAAGTCAGCTATTGCAAACTATTCAGAATATGAACAACTAGTAGGTGGTGTTGATACTCTATTCAAAGACAGTAGTAAGAAGGTTCAAGAGTATGCAAATAACGCATATAAAACTGCAGGAATGTCAGCAAATGAATATATGGAAACAGTTACAAGTTTCTCTGCTTCTTTATTACAAAGTTTAGGTGGAGATACAGATAAAGCTGCGAGCGTTGCTGATATGGCAATTACAGATATGTCTGACAACGCAAATAAAATGGGTACAGACATAGGAAGAATCCAAGATGCATATCAAGGTTTCGCTAAGCAAAATTACACTATGCTTGATAATTTAAAACTAGGTTATGGTGGTACAAAAACAGAAATGGAGCGTTTATTAAAAGATGCAACTGCTATTTCTGGTGTCAAGTATGATATATCAAATTTAAATGATGTATATCAAGCAATTCATGTAATTCAAGGAGAATTAGATATTACAGGAACTACTGCAAAAGAAGCAAGTACAACAATTCAAGGATCTATTTCATCAATGAAATCAGCTTGGACTAATTTAATAACAGGAATAGCTGATGAAAATGCTAATTTTGATGTTCTAATGGAAAACTTTATTGATAGTATTGGAACTGTATTTGCGAATCTACTACCTAAAATAACATTGGTAGTTGATAGTGTACTTTCGCTATTGAATGAATTAGTACCACAGATGGCAGATCTTATCAATAAAGTATTACCAGTTATAGTTGATGGGATTTTTAAATTACTGGAGGGAATTACTGAAGCATTACCAACAGTAGTTCAAACAGTTATAGATATAATTCCTCAAATAGTATCAGGATTATTGAATTCGTTACCATTACTAATAAAAGCTGGAATACAACTAATTGAAAGTATCCTTACAGGAATAGGACAGATGCTACCTGAAATTTTAGTTCAAATAATTGATATGATACCTAAAATAGTACAGCTACTAGTAGATGGAATTCCGCAGTTAATTAAAGGTGCAGTACAATTTTTTATGGCAATAATTCAAGCAATACCACAAATAGTTAAAGCGTTATATACTGCATTACCACAGATTATAGATAGTATAATTCAAGCATTGGTTGAAGGAATACCAGCTTTAATAGATGGAGCTTTACAACTTTTGATGGCAATTGTTGATGCGATTCCACAGATAATTCCAATCATAGTCGAAAATTTACCTAAAATAATAAATTCTATTGTAACAGGTTTAATTAAAGGGATTGATGCTATTATTAAAGGTGCAGTTCAATTGTTGATGGGAATTATACAAGCGATTCCTCAAATTATAAAAGCCTTAGTACCTCAAATTCCAACAATCGTTATGACAATAGTAAAAGTATTAATTGAAAATTTACCAACTTTAATTGATGGAGCAGTTCAATTATTTATGGGACTTGTTATGGCAATTCCACAAATATGCGTAGAACTTTTAAAGGCAATTCCACAGATAATTGTAGCAATATTCCAAGGACTATCTCAATTACCTGCACAATTGGGTCAGTTCTTTCAACGGAGTATGGCAGGGAATACAAAATATTTTTGCAAATGTAGGAAACTGGTTCAAAAATATATTCCAACAAGCATGGAACAATATTACAGGTATTTTTAATGGAATAGGACAATTCTTCCAACGGAGCATGGAATAGTGTAACAAGTATTTTTAGTAATATAGGTGGATGGTTTAGAGATAGATTTCAAGAAGCTTGGAATAATATAGTAAGTATATTTAGTGGAATAGGCAATTTCTTTGGTGGTTTATGGAATACAATCAAGGACAAATTTTCAAGTTTAGGAACAACAATAGGAGATGCAATAGGTGGAGCAGTAAAAGCAGGAATAAATGGAATTATAGGAATGATAGAAAATGTTATTAATAAAGGAATTGATATGATTAATGGTGCTATAAATTTAATTAATAACATACCTCGGAGTTAGTATAGGGAACTTTAGTAGAGTTAATCTTCCTCGACTTGAAAAAGGTGGTGTGCTTAAAAGAGGTGAAGTTGGATTACTAGAAGGAACAGGTGCTGAAGCGGTAGTTCCACTTGAAAGAAATAAGCATTGGATTAAAGCAGTAGCAAGTGAAATGAAAGATCAAATGAAAAATAATACATCTGGTATTAATAATGTAACTAATACAACTTCAAATGTTAATAATTTCACTCAAGTAATAAATGCTCCAAAACAACCGACCAGATTAGAATTATATAGGCAAACAAAAAATTTATTAAATTTAGTATCAACATAATGAAGGAGGAAAGGAAATGTTTACTTTAAAAGTCGAGAATGCTAAAGGATCAACTCTTGAACTTACAGATAACGAAGAAAATTACCAAGTAACAGATGTAAGCGGATTAAATCCACCAAATGCAAATATAAATACATCAAGTTATGCAAATGGTGATGGATCTTCATTTAATAGTTCAAGAATTCCTGATAGAGAAATAGTTATTACTGTTTATATTAATGGTGATATACAAAAAAATAGATTAGCATTATATAAACACTTTAGAAATAAGGAATGGTGCAAAATTTATTATAAAGATGATTTTAGAAATGTTTATATTGAAGGATATGTTAAGACACTTGAAGTACCAAGATTTGTTCAAAAAGAAGTAGCTCAAATTTCTATATTATGTCCAGATCCTTACTTTAAGGATATAAAAACAATAGTACAAAGTATTTCAAAAATCATAAAGAAGTTTACATTCCCTTTTTCTATAAATGAAAATGAACCAATTGCATTTTCTACTATTGACCTTGAAAAGATAACAAATGTCATAAATGATAGTGAGAGTGAAACTGGTTTGATTATTGATGTATTATTTATGGGAACAGTTAATAAACTAGAAATCCGTAATGTTGATACAGGAAAGAACTTTATTATTGATTATGAGTTTAGAAAAAAGGATAAATTAGTAATTAATTGTAATCGAGGAAACAAATCAGCAATTCTTACAAGAGATGCAGTTGAATATAATTTAATTCCTTATGTAAGGAAAGGATATACTTTTTTTCAATTAGGAATTGGAGATAATAATTTTAGTTTCTTAGCTGATGATGGTGAAAATGATATGCTAGTTGATATTCATTTTAATTATTATAAAGTATATTTAGGAGTTTAGTATTATATGGAAGATGTATGTTTATTAGATGAAGAATTAAATAGAAAACATATAATTGATACATATTCGAACATTATATGGGCAAACCGATATAATGAAGTTGGAGATTGTGAATTAGTTATTCCTGCTACTGAAGATAATTTTAATAAAGTAAAAGAATGTAAGTATATTTCTCGTACTGATGATGATATGGTTTGTGAAATTAAAAAAATCGAGATAAAAACAGATGAGGAAAACGGAAATCAGTTTATTATTACAGGTATTGATGTAAAAGAAATGTTAAATCAAAGAATAGTTGAAAAGCAAACCAATTTTAATGGTTTAGTAGAAGATTATATTAGAAAATTAATTATTGATTCTATTATTAATCCAACAAATCTAGACAGAAAGATCAAAAATTTCATACTTGATGATAAAGTGGGATTTACCGAAAAAATAAGAGAGCAAGTGACCTATGATTATGTTGGAGATAAAATACAAAATTTATGCAAACAATATGGTTGGGGATATAAAGTTACTGTTGATGATGGTAACTTTATTTTTTCATTGTATAAAGGTGAGGACAAAAGTGAATATGTTACTTTCTCAGAAAATTATGACAATATTTCAACTACAGATTATTCAAAAGATGATAGCAATATAAAGAATGTTGCATTGATAGCTGGAGAAGGAGAAGGAGTAGCGAGAGTAGTCACAAGTATTGGTGCAGAAAAAGGAATTAATAGACATGAATTGTATGTGGATGCTCGTGATGTTTCAAGTGAAATTGCTTACGATGAATTAGTAAGTAGTTATCCAAATGGTAAGGAAAAAGTCATAAATAATGTAATATATTATCAAGTTAATGGTGCAAATATTGCAATACTCACTAAAGATGATAAGGGAGAAATTACAAATGTCCAATTATGTAGGAATGTATATATTGAAAGTTTAAAAAATACAGGACACGAAAAAATGTCAGAACATAAATCTGTTACTTCTTTTGCTGGAGAAGTTATAGTTGGAGTAAATTATATATATAAACAGGATTACAATTTAGGAAGTATTGTCAGCATTGTTAATGAATACGGAATTTCTATTAAAGTAAGAATAAATGAAATACTAGAAAATCAAGATAATAATGGTTACAGTATGCAACCAACTTTTGAAAATGTAGAATAATGAAATAAGGAGGCGAAAGATGGAAAACGATGTTAAATATGAAGTAGAAGCAGGATTTTTTAATGCAATCAATCATGATAGGGAATATTCAGCAGAAGATATGAATAGACCATACAGAAAAATAATAAGTAATGGAGTTTTTGCAACACCAAAGGGAGAACCATCAACATACTTACAGATTTTTGCAGCAAGAGATGGAATGAATATAATTGTATCTACAGGTTATGCATTCATAGGAGACAAATGGTTCGAAAATCCAAGTGATTTGATGATAACTTTAACGCAAAACTCAGAAGTATTAACAAGAATTGATAGTATAATTGCACAAGTTGATAAAAGCCAACCTGAAAGAAAAGGAAACATTGTGTATAGAAAAGGATTAGCTTCAAGCAATCCAGTACATCCTACTTTGAATAATGATGATGATATAGCAGAATTTAGATTAGCTGATATTGTAATAAGTCCTTCATGTGTAGAAATAACACAAGATTTAATTACAGATTGCAGAGGAAGTAGTGAATGTCCATGGGTTACAAGTTTGATTTATCAAGTTGATACATCAACATTATATGCTCAATGGTATGCAGCATATCAGAAATATTATGAAGATCAAGAAGCGGAACATGATGCTTTCTTTACAAATTTTAAGAAAATGATGACAGATTTCTTTACAGAAGAGGAAACAAATTTCACAACATGGTTTGAATCGATGAAAAATCAATTGTCAGAAGATGCTGCAGGTAATTTACAACTTGAAATAGACGAGTTAAATGCTAAGCACAATAATTTGAAAGATCTTGTAATGGAAGCAATATCTCCAATAACAACAGAAGCTGGAGAAATACTAGCAACAGAAAATGGAGAATATATTGTAGCTGGTTTATAAGACAACTATATTGCAAAATAGTTATTTAAATTTAAAAAATATGTTATTTTATAGGAGGAAAAGATTATGATTAAGAAAATAACAGAATTAGTAGAAGCACAAGAATTAAAACAAGAAGATATTTTACCATTTGTTGATTCTGCAAATGGAGAGACTAAAAAAGTGCAAATTGATAAATTGCTAGATGCTATTATTCCTAAAAATGCAGGTGCTCATAATGGCATATATAGAGGAAAAGATATAACAAGTAAATTTTATGATGGAACTTTAAGTGAACAAATAGCAAATCAAACATTTGATGATATCTTCATAGGCGATTATATAATAGGAAAGGTAAGTAAAAGAAAATATTTAGTTGCAGATATTAACTATCGATTAAATATGGTAGATACTGAATGCAAGACACCACATATCTTAATGATTCCAGAAAGAATAATGGGAACTGCTAAGATGAATGATACTAATATTACTACTGGTGCTTATGTTGGTAGTAAAATGTATACAGAGTATTTAGCACCATTTAAAACCGTAATACAAAATGATTTTGAAACAAGTCATATAGTACAACATAAAAATCTTTTTGCAAATGCTGTAACAAATGGATATGAAAGTGCTGGTGGATGGTTTGATAGCACAATAGAATTAATGAATGAAATTATGGTATATGGTAGTAATATATTCCATAACATACAAAATGGTGCTAATCTTGCATATAATTATACAATGGACAAGCAACAATTATCATTATTCAGATTAAAACCTGACTTAACAGTAGCAAGAAATGATGCGGGAGATCGTTATTGGTACTGGTTAAGAGATGTCGTTTCTGCATCTGGTTTCGCTGGTGTCTACAGCGCCGGTTTTGCCAACAGCGGCAGTGCGTCCAACTCTGGCGGTGTGCGTCCAGCTTTCCTAATCAAATAATCGAACATCAAGCTAGGGCTTGTCCCTAGCGGAATATAAAGGAAAGGAGATAATTTGATTAGCAATGTCAGAGATAAAAAAGAGCGAAAGAAGTGAAAGTAAATTACAGACAGTTCATAATGCATATAAGATAAGAACTGCAGTAACAAAACTTGCAGAAAATAACTTTTATTTTGATTTGAATAAAATTAACGATGTAGTAGAACAAAACACAAAAAACATAACAGATGAAAAGCTAAAAGAAAAAGCTAAAAAGAGAATATATCAGTATTTTAATAATCAAATATTAAGAATAACAGATAAAGTTATAAATTCTGCCTGTGAAATAAATGAACATTTAAGAATAGCAAATACAATATTTCCAACATATATGTCTGAATTTGAAGAAAGACGACTAGAACTAGATAAAGCAATGAGTTGTTGTAATGTTCTTCAAGATGAACTGCAATATGCAGGAGAATGTTTATATGCTGATCTAAATAGATTCACTTCTTTAGTTATAGAAGTTCAAAAAGAATTTAATATGATAAAAAAACTCAGACAAACTGACAATAGATTTCTAAAAGATATAAAACAATAAAATATAATTGGGGTAATCTTTATATGTCGTTTCTGCATCTAATTTCGCTAATGTCAACAACAACGGTAATGCCAACAACAACAGTGCGTCCAACTCTAACGGTGTGCGTCCAGATTTCACTACTATACAAATTTTT